GGTTTCGTGCGTATAGCGAGCAGTCCAAGCTTCCTGCGCGTTGTCATAACTTATTGCAGAACCCTCGTTTTTGACAGGGGCTGCGCTAAATCCTGACAGCTTGGTTTCTTCCTCGAAAGAACGCTCGGAAGTCTCTGTTTCGTAGATTTCCTTGTGCTCTTCGCCATACTTTGCATACTCCAGACCGAACAATGCGTTCAGGCCGGGGAGAAGCTCTTTCAGTAGTTGTGCGCGTGAAATAGCCATTTAATTTCCCCTTCCTTACACGCCAGTTGGGTTGAGATACTGATGTCCACCAGCAACTGTCTGTCCTGTTACGTTCGGTGCGTTGAACTTAACAATAAACTCACAGAAATTGCCGCTAGAGTTAGCAGTATCAGGAACCACATCAATGATACGAATTGGCAATGTAGCAGTGGTCGTACCGCCAGCAGCACTATAAATGCCAATGGTGGAATCGCCAGATTGCGCGTTACTATTTGTACCGTCATATGTGGTGTTTTGCACGATTTGAGCATTACTACCAATCATCGTGCGGCCCAAGAAAGCCACAGATAGACCAGAAGTTGTGTCATTTGCCGTTGTGCCAGCGACCAAAACAGCTTTAAAGAGCTGGTCAGGATCATCAGCAACATAAGCATAAATCGTCGATCCGCTTACAACTGACAGGCTGGCAGGGTAATACTGCGACCAAACAGGCTGTTTTGTTGATGCGTTAACATACTGACACCCTAAAAATACACCTACAGGTGTAGCAGTAGAGGTGCCCGTGTCTTTCTCAATGGTGCCATCTGAAACAATTTTGACAATATCGCCATAGAAAATATTGGTGTTGTAGCCTGTACCAGTTGTATTTGCAATGACTAATTGACGAGTTGCTCCAGCAAACACCTGACCACCGATCAAATTGACCGGCTTTAGACCATAAGGTCTGTCGATAGTCGGGTAAGCCATTTTGGATTAACTCCTACGATTGTTGATTACTACGTCCGAATGAAACCGTGGTTTTGCGCTCTGAAAACAGAGGCATCCTTGGATCATTCTCGCGCATGAAGTGATTGTCAACAGATCGGATTTGAGCTTCGGCTTGCTGTTGATAATAAGCATTCCGTTGATCAACCATTTCTGTTGGCGTTTTGCACAGTAACAACCCACCCACCACGACATTATCTTTAAAACGAGCATTGTCATTATCAAGATACATCGAGATTTCGGGATGGTCTTCTGCGCGAACAGGCTCCCAACCTTCACGGATTTTGGATGACACATTGCGTGGGTCGGCTTGACCCAGCGTACTGACACGAATCCAGCGATAGGTATACCCAGCTTCAGGTGTAGGGTCAGGCAGCAGCGTGGGCGGTGCCCAGCTACGAGGACGCTCATCTTTAGCGCGTGTACCTAATTCGCGGTTTAAGCGATTTTCAACTGTTTTAGTATCAGCCATTTGTCATTCCTTCCGCCACTTTTCGGGCATATGCTTCAAGAGGGATACGTAACTTCTTAGCTAGTGCAACCTGAGTTTGCGTCAACGTGATTTTCTTAGGTGCAACGTTTCTGCTAGCCGGGGCTACAACATTACTGCTCGTCCGTTTCGGTTTTTCCTCCTGCTTCTCTACACCATCAGAAAAGTTTTCGGGGAATACCTGCCGTAATCTACCGTTGAGCCGTTCATAATAATCATCTGAAGTCGGATCAACTCCATTTTTGACCAATTTCTCATGCAGCCCCAGAGCAAAGCTGGTCATTTCCTCATCGGTTCCAAACCACTGATTTTGGCGTTGCCACGCAAGTGCTTTAGAATCTACTTGAGGCGCTGGGGCGAGTTGTGGTTGCATATTTACAGGAACTTCACGTTCTTGTAAAGGGGTGGGTTTAAAATTACTAACCCTGTCAAGCTTTAATTTCGCTGCGGTTAATTCTTCCTGAGCCGCAACAATTTGATCTGCATCGCCAGCATCATAGGCTTCTTTATATTTCTTGCGAGCTTTATCTAATTCAAGCTCTACAGCCTGTTTAACAGAACCAACCAAAAGAGTTTCGTTAGTCCCTAGATTTTTTTGAAGTCGTTTATTCTCTTCAATAATCTGTTGGGCAAACTTCAACGCCTCTTCACGTTCCCGTAAAGCTGCCTCTTTAGCACGACGTTCGTCGTGGTATCCATGCGACAACTTCTTAATTCGCTTCTGAACACCTTCGTCGTATTTAGAAAGCTCGTCATCAGTTACTTCATTGACAGGCTCTTCAAGCGGTTTACGCCCTTTATCCTGCGGGGGCGTATCGTCAACGACTTCAATCTCAAACTCAACGTCGTCTTTGGCCTTCTTTTCAGGCTCACGTTCGTCTGGAAATTTATACTCTACCTTTTCAAAATCTGCCATATATCACCTCACGCACGTTGAATGCCACGGGGGTCTTCCACCACAGCTTCAACGGAATCATCGTTAATAATCCGAAACTCGCGGTCGTGAATCTTGATGCGAGTGCCGGTGTTGGCACGGGTAATAATAAAATCCCCTGGTTTACACCACGGTCCCGTGGGGAATCGGTTCTGGTCGGCATATGCCATATCACCAAGTGCTACAACGAAGAGCACGTTACTCAGTAACTCTTCAAACTTGACGGTAGCGTCTGCCTTAATAATCCCACTATCAAACTTATTCTCGATGTTAGGTAAGGTACAAAGAATCTTATACCCTTTAACAATCGGCAATTGCTTGGCTTTTTGCTGAACATCTTCAATCACAGCTTGAGCTGCATCAGTCATTTTCAAATTCCTCATATCGTTGCACAAGGTCTTGTACTTCCATCCTTGCACGGCGCAGACCTTGGATTACGCCGCACAAATTCTTATATTCAGCAAAGTCTTTACAGTTCCCTTCAGCCATTGCGTCACTTACTTCCCGCTCTCGTTCTTTGAGTTTGTTAAATAAGTGATCTAGCATTTGCCGCTCATGAGCCATTAACCACCTCGTTTCATCACAGATTTAAGGATGTCAGCTTGGATCTTTTTATCCTCGCGCTTATCTTGGCTTTGCAGTCGGATGTTTTCCTTCTGAGCCTCAAGAGCGATCCGCTCACGCTCGTTCTGTAGCCTACCCTGAGCCAGCGCAACGTCAGCTTGATCCTTAGCAGCTTTGCGTTGCTGCTCCATACCTTTGATCTGAAGCTCTTGCTGTTGCATCTGAACCAGCGGATCTGCTGCCATCTGTTGGGACTGTTGCTGTGCAGCTTGAGCTTGATGGATCTGGAGCACTTGTTGAGCTGCTTCTGCTACGTACTTAGCCATAGCTAATTCTTCAGCTTCAGATATGTTTTGCTCTGGCCCAGGCAACGGTGCACCAACGCGCTGTTCAATTTCTTGACGGTATTGATAGCCTAAATGTTCAGCAACGTGAGCCATCATTGCAGCCTGCATCTGCTGCGCCATAGGGCTTTGCCCAACCATCTGTGCAATCTTGGGATCTTGTATAAACGACATATGTGTTGTGATATGCGCTTGATGATCCTGATAAATAAACGCCTTGAGCGGCACACCTTTAAGCGAGTTCATATTCTCAGTCACCGGATCTTTAGGCTTCTGGTCATCAGGCAGGGGTACTAGTTTGTCAGCGTTAGGAATACCCAACACATCCAACATCTGCCTATGCAGACGTGGTAAGTCGTAGAGTTGAGGAGCACCCTGAGCCAACTGCAACGCAGCTTGATACTGCACAACCCGCTGAGCCATCGTCGAGGCGTTGGGGTCAGACACAGGAATAACTTCTACGATGTCGTAGTCCTCAGCCTTAACCTGTGGTGTGCCATCCTGCGGCACGTAGCTGTAATCAGGTGAGGTGTACTCCCTGATAATTTCTTTTAAGAGCTTAAACTCTTCTTTCATCGCTGCATGGATGCGAGCCTGTACTGCACCCATCGTCTTTAACTGCCGCTCAAGCAGTGCCAGCGTCGTACCCACCGGAGCCTGACTCGACATATCGCTGATCTTCATATCAGCCATACCACTGAGCCTTCGCGCTTCTTCGGTAATCTGGTTTAGTAAGGCGAGGAGAACCTGACTGGGTTCTTTGTAAGGCAGCGGCAGAATGTTGTCCCGGATCGCACCCCCCGGCACATCCACATCTCGCCATTCACCCGGAGCGATGGGTGTGTCATCACCTTTAATACGCAGTCCACGAGCCTTTAACCCACCGGGAAGATTAGATAGCGACCCTGCATCCACCAACTGACGGATCAGCATAGTGCCCGCTGTGGCGTAGCCACCGATAATGTGGATCAACCCGAAGCCATAAGCACCAAAGCCGGGGATGTACATATAGTGTACAAAGTGCTGACGCGCACGTTTCTGGGGGTCGTCTTCTTTATAATTCCTGCGGATAGCGAGGATTTTATTAGTGTTCTTGTCGATAGTGATGACGTAGGGCAGTGGCAGTTCTTCCTCATACCCCGGCAAGTCATACTCGATATGCACCTCGCATATCTGATACCGATCATCTTTAGTTGGTTCTTGACCTTCTTTCTGCGCCTTGGCTTTCTCAATATCGGTCTGGCTGGCGTAAGGCTCACCAAGATCAACATCTCGATAGAACCCATTTACCTGTAGTCTTTTAATGTCGTTCTTAGTCTTACGCATGATGTGCGTAAGGCGGTCTGTACGTCTAATGTTTGTTACACCATAAGGGAGGATGACATCCTCGGCAGGTACATAGAACGAAACTTGGCGTTCTAACGATGGGTCGTAGTAGACCTTCTTAAATGACGAACCTGCTAGCGCCACACCCCACAACGCACGCTCGTGCTCTGACCGATACTCAGGCATTTTGTCAGTTAGCTGATAGTTCATATCAGCCTTCACGCGCTTACCTGCTTCCTCAATCTCAGGGGTAAACTGACCAATAATCTGTGTCTTTACAGGCCCACCTGCCGGGAATGTCTCCATGATGGACTCACTTTGGAAGCGAATCGCTGCTTCAGTTAGCAGTGTTGAGAACACCCCGCAAGCACCATCCCAAGGCTCAGTAACTTCATCATATTTAAGGCCCAATACATCCAAGCCCTTAACATAAGTATCAACCCAGTCCTTACGCGAAGTAATGTCTGCTTCAACCATCTCCATCACATCGCTAGCAACTTTCTGTAAGTCACCTTCTTTCATGAACTCGGCTAGATTAGAGTCAAACTCTTCTTCCTCGTTTTCATCCCCCGGCTCAATCTCAAGCTCAAGCCCACCTACACCAATCGTTACGGATTCAGGGTCTTCGATCTCAATCTCAATAGGAGCTTCTTCAAGCGCCAAGGCTTCAAGTCCTTCGGGCATCTCGTACAGTGCTTTATCAATAGCCATGATTCATTCCTAACTTAAGTAGTACCCACGCTTAGCGCCACGGAACCCACGGAAGTATTGCA